AGGCGCAGGACGCGGATGCTAGTGTCGTCAGAGCAATCGGCGTAGGCTAACTTGGCGGCTTCTTCTAGCGTGTTGGGCATGTCCTCTCCCACAGGCAGGTCATCAAAGTGATGCTTAACGCCAAGGTCTGGGCGATCAATAGTTCCGCTAGAGGTCACTAAATACTGGTCTAGGTGCTGTTCGTTTGTCATTGGGTAGTTCCTTTCTAAGTGGGTAGTGGGGAGCCGTGGCTCCCCTTTTTATTACACTATTAAACTTGGCGATTTCAGCCTGCCATTCTTAAAAGTTTGTCTAACTGCCGCAGAAGTCTTTCCTAAATTTTTGACCCAGTGTTTGGCAAGAGCAACTCCGTGGTTTAAGTCATCTGCGTCAAGCTCAATAAAGCGTTCATCAATTTTCATATCGCTATGACACTCTACATGGACAACAAAACTTGGCTTGCGATTTTCTTTACGAGCCATTGCCGCTTCATCTGAAAGTAGGAAATAAATAGTTTGCATTAGTTAGTCCTTTCTAAGCTGCTTCTTTTTCTTTAATTACTGCGTATGCTTTGGAAACGTCTTCAAATATTGCCTTGATCATGTAATTAACTTCAAATCCAGTAGGGCGCTTTATGTTACACATTTTCATTAATCTGTGTGTGTGGTAATCGCTAAAATATCCGTAAGCTAAAATTGCCCCTGACTTCATAATACCTGCTTCAACAGCCGCTTCGATTGCATCGTCGGAAACTTTTTTGGCTTCGCATGCTCCATTTGGGTTAAAGGCGTGAAAGTAAAGCTTGTGCTTTAATGACAAGCCTTTGTCTGTTTCTAGTGTTTCGGTTAAATCTTTAAATGTGTGCTTGGCCATCTTAAAATCCTTTCTGATTCTCTTTATACATACAAGATATAGTATGTAGAGAAGGGAGTCGAGTGCCAAATTGGTAGTGGGGGGCCGAAGCTCCCCTTTTTATTTTCCAGCCTCATCTTGTAGCTTATAGCTAAGTTCCATGATGCTATCATATACAGCGCCTAATGCCTTATTAGACCTGTCACCTGATGCCATAGCCGCAGCAATGTCACGCAATTCTTTTACAGTTTGTACATTGTCCATTTTAAAGTCCTTTCTAAGAGGGTGGGTGGGGAGCCGAAGCTCCCCTTTTTATTAGGCGTGGAACTTGCGAAGCTCATCCCAGTTTTGCGTTAAAGCGAAGCCGTCATTCATGTAAATTAAACCTTCGGCAACCAGCGATCCAAATGTTCCTTCGGCTTCTTTTTGTCCCCAACCAGCATCTACAAGATCAGATGCGTCAACCCACGTATATGGATCACATTGTAATTCTGCTAAGTCCGCTCCACCCATGTTCTCCAAGCAAGATTTTATTAGGGCTGTCATTGCGGCGGTTTGGTTTGTTGTAAGTATCATTTCTAAGTCCCTTTCTAAATAACTATACACTCTATATAGCTACCCTCGCAGATATTGCAAGGGCAGAAAGAAAAGTTTTTTATTATCGTTTGTTTTTAATGGTTTATATGTTCTTGCCAGCTACTCTAAGGTTACTCAGAAACTCCTTCAGCTCCTTTCGAGCCTGAAATAATGCGTTCTCTGCACCCGAAAACGAATCACGCCTATTCGTATCATTTTGCTTCCTCTCAACCTCAGTCTTCAAATACTGCAGCTGAGAGGCTTGAAACGCTGTCAGGTCACTGTCGTGCATCAAAGGAGCCTTTCAGCCAAGAGAGCTGCTCCTAGAGCCAGTATAGCACCACCCCAGATCGCATACTTCTTTGTCTTCTCTCGATCTAGTGAAAATGGTATGGAATTTTCCTCAGTCGGAATCATATTATCTAAAACAGGTTTTGGTTTTAAAACGTCACTGCGTAGGCTTGAGATCTTGTGCTGTACAGCCTTCTGGGATCTCCCCAGACAATTGGCTATCTCACCACTGTCTAAACCATCTGCCTTGTATTTCAGAAGCAATTGCATCTCTCTGGATGTCCATTGTTTCTTTTTCGTTTTTGTCTTCTTGCCCATAATAATTCTCCTGATTGGGCTCTGCCAAAGTCACTGGTTTCCCACTTCTTCCATATGAAGAATGCTTTGGATGTGGCCCTTTGTAATTCATTTCTTTCTTTCAAAAAAATCTAATACTTGTTTAGATGCATCACCTGCACCTTTCCCAATGATAACCGTATGTCCAATTCCTTCAAGATATTTTATCATTTGCCTCTGTTCAGTCGAAAGTCTCCCTCCAGAAACCCTCTTCATCTCTATCCACAAAGTCCAAGCTGGCACAAATAAATCTGGGATACCTCGAACTACTCCCTCCATCTTCAGTCTCTTGGCAACGCTGATTGCCCTCTTCTCGCCATTCGGAATTGCGAATATCAAAACGTCTGGATACTTGGCTCGAAACCAATTGATAAACCCTACCTGCTCACTGTGTTCAGAAGGGGATATCTTCAAGGCTGAAGTCAGCGTAATTGCCTTGCGCTTCCTCATGTTTTCTCTCCACTTGTGTGTAATCGAATTTCGTAATCTCTTTATACTTTGGATTGTGATTGGATGGCTTGACCATCACCCTGCTTGGCTTCCTCCAGAAATGTGCCTCATCCAGAGCCTCAGTCGTTGTGTCAGCCAAGGCATTGAGTAGAGCCTTACGCTCCTTATACTTACTGGCAGCATAGCCTCCATGATCTGGACATAGCCACTCACTGACACTGAGCATCCCAGAATAATAAGTCACCTTGAGCGAGTCAGGTTTGCCTTCCTTCTTGTGCCTCGAATACATAACGTCATCGACATCCACCCACTCAGACACAATCTGGCTCGATAGCATGGCTCCGCTGTACGAGCTCGAGCCATGATTAAGAAGTGGCGCAGGGAACTCAAATCCACACTCAGGACAAATCTTGGCAGCTGCGTGGACTATCGTCTGGCAACTCTCGCACTGCTTGGCTGGAGCCTCACCATCACCGCTACTCATTTTATCTTTTGGTTTTACCTGATCCAACAGTCCGTGACGCTCAACATTTGAACCGTAATCAAGCACTAAAGTGTTCTCCTTGCCTTCAGCTACTCTCGTGCCTCTCCCAATACATTGGATGTACAATCCACAGCTCATGGTACTTCGACACATTACGATGCAATCGACACCAGGATAATCAAACCCAGTCGTAAGCACGTTCACGTTAATCAGACACTGCAACTTACCACTCTTGAAATCTGCAATCGTCTTGCCTCGAACAGAACTGCTATCTGACCCAGTCACGACACCTGCATCTATACCGTGACGATCAAATTCATCAGCCAGCAAGTGTGCGTGGTTTACTCCAGAGCTAAACACCAACCAGCTCTTCCTATCTTTTGCCAGAGTGACAACTTCCTTGACTGTCGATTCTATTAGCTCTGGGTCAGATGCAGCTGTAGCTAATTCACTCTCGATAAACTCTCCACCTCGCTTGCCAACGCCAGTAAGGTCGATCTGCTTAATTCCACCTTTCGATATAACTGGTGACAGGTATCCCTGATCCATCAATAGGCTGATAGGAATGTCGTGAGCTATCCCATCAAAGATCGCTCCCTTGCCTTTGTGCAAGTACCCAGTGTCCAACCTGTATGGCGTGGCTGTCAATCCAACCACCTTAACGTCTGGATTACATATCTTCAGGTCGGCAATAAATCGATTGTATCTAGTCTCAGTATTCTTGGGTAGTAAGTGTGCCTCATCGATCAGAACTAGATCTGGGGCTGGAACCATGTCGTAGGCTCTCTCCCAGACGCTCTGGATGCCAGCGAAGGTGATTGGCTTGTTCAATACCTTCTGCTTCAGACCTGCACTGTAGATGCCATAGTCAGCCTCTGGGTAGAGCTTTAGCAATCCATTGGCTCCCTGCTCCAGAAGCTCCTTAACGTGCGTCACAACCAGAACTCTGGTGTCAGGATAGCTCATGGCATCCTTAATAATCTGTGCAAGTATAGCTGTCTTACCTGAACCAGTGGGAGCCACGATCAAGGGATTATCACCTGCCTTGCTTGCCCAGTAGTTATACAGTCCATCGACAGCTTCTCTCTGGTAGTCTCTCAGTTCAAACGCCATTTACGATACCCTCTAGAAATTTGTTGGCATCGTTTACTGCGTCAGTACGATTGGCACTGTCATAATACATTACAACTTCAGCGACATTCGAGTGGATCTGAGGCCAGTAGTGAGCCAAGTTTTTGTGGATCAGCAAGTTAATCATCACAATCGACATCTGCCTACTGGTCATTTTGTCTGGGCATATCTCAAGTATTAACTCTAATACTTCTTCTATTTCATTATCCATCACTGCATCCTTTCATCAAAAATGGCTTGGCTGTTATTCTCGTTACGAATGATCTCTCCGCTATCCTGATCCTCATATTCCACAAACGTATCACCAGCATCCGTAACTACAAAATCTTTTGGCATGATCTGAGGAATAAAAAGGTGCTCACTACAAGTCTCAACTGGCTTGCCTTTGGCACAACTCCACGTTCCATCTTGCTCTGGGGTCACATGGCTACAGGTTCTGCAGCTGACTTCTGGAATCTTACAGCCATGACAGACTGCCCAGTAGCTACACCACTTGCACTGCCAGAAGCTGGGGTCTTCATTTAGTTTGTCTGGAGGTGTGTCAGAAAACACAATCTTGTTGGCTTTATCAACCAGTCCCTTGGCTTCCTTCTTGTCGAGCTTAATTCTCTCGCCATAGATCTCATCCGTATTTTTATTAACACAGAAAAAGTAACACCTGTCGAGTTCAGCCAGATGCATTCCAATTTGGCACTGAGCCCAGTAGACAGGCTTTGACTTCTGGCATCCCAAGTTCTTCATTGCCTTGAAGTTCTTCTCGCTCATTGTCTTAAACTCAAGAGTGTGTGGCTTCTTGCTTTCTGCAAATCCCAGCCCAACACCATCAAGTGATAGCGCAAAGTGACCTCCGCACTCTGTGAACCTGACCTGCTTGCCAGTATCTGGATCTCGCTCCCAGACTGTCACCCCAACTGCTCGAAGGTTTGATACAACTCGATCCTCTTCACGATCACCAGTCTCAAACAGTCTCAGCATCCTGCCATCAAAACTTGGACGCCATGCGTGTCTGAATTGATACCAGAGAGCTCGACTGCAATCGTTGCCAA